CACACCGAGGTAAGCAATACCACGAATGCTATGACGTTCTCTCCGGCTTGGGGCACTGCCGCTCCTGGTGCTGGTGACGTTATGACTCTGACTGGTCAGCGCCTGTCCGTGAAGATTGGTGAAGGAAACCTCACGTTCTCCGAGGCTAAGGAGTACGAATACCTTCTGGATCGAGGCAATCTCGATACCGTTAAAGAAGGTGACGAGCAGCCTGTGGAAGTCAGCCTTGAGTTTGTCTACGAGTATGTCAAGTCATCGTCCGGTGGCGCGATAACTCCTGTTGACGCCCTCAAGAACGCAGGTGAGGCAGCGGACTGGGTTTCCAGCGCCACTGATACGTGCGAGCCGTATGCAGTTGACATCTTGGTAAAGCATTGCGTTCCATGTGGAACCGATCAGGATGAAGACGTCCTTCTGAGTGACTTCCGGTATGAGAGTCTGGAGTTTGACTTCCAGGCCGCGACCATCGCGGTCTCTGGTAAGTGTAACGTCAGCGAAGCCACTGTCACTCGGTCTAACGACGTCGAGTGTCCGTAACCACTATGGGGCGGAGGCGACTCCGCCCCATCTTTTCAGCGCCTAAAGGAGATACAAATGAAGATTGGCAATGTGACTGTCAGCCCTTGCGAAGAGATTCTTGTCCTTCCCCGTACGGGTGGGGACATCATCATCACAGCCAAGGCCATCGTGACGATGGACGATTTCGACAAGTTGGTTCCTGAGCCCAAGGCTCCTGGCATACTGACGAAGGATGGCTGGTCGCCTGACGAGAACGATGAAAGCTACCAGAAGTTGGTAGAGCATCGGGATTCTCAGCGCCTCGCCTACATGATTATTAAGTCCCTTGAGCCGAGTAATGTCGAGTGGTCCAATATCACTCTCGAAGATCCCAACACTTGGCTGCAATGGCGTGACGAACTGAAAGAGGCTGGCATTTCTGACGTAGAAGTGAATAGAATTGCCATGTGCGTAATGCAGGCCAATTCTCTTGATGAAGAGAAGCTGAAAGCGGCTCGTGAGGTTTTTCTACGTGGTCGGGCTCAGTAGCCAGGAAGATACTGTGGCCGCCTAATAGAACGGCTGACTACGCTGTTTGGTGCGGGTGCGTCGCGGTAGGAGTCCGACCACCCGGCTGCAAGGAATGCTGGGAAGACTGTGACGTAATGACCAAAGCCCTGATAATTGCGTTCGAGCAAGTTCGCTTCCATGATGAATGTGAGCGAGGGTTAGGGTATGCAAGGGTGTCTGGCTCGTGAAATGGATCTTGAACATCGACTGGATAAAGTTCGACGTACTGAAGTATCGTGGCGCGATGCGAAAGTATCTGAGCGAATACTCAAAGGAAGCCGGGAAAGCATGGCTACGGGCGGCTGTCGATGAGACTCCAATACCCACTTGGTCAGGCGCCTCTAGAGGCACATTCCAGAAGCTAGCCAGAGAACTTGGCACAAGTGTCCCAATTGGGCCTATAAAGAGTCGAGTAAACAGGACAGCGCTAGGACGTAGCGTGAGCACTGGTAGCGGTGTAGAAGAAGATCGTGGTCGAGAATACTATGGCTTCACCTACGAAACTGATCTCAGGTACTTGAAGTACAATGAGTACAACCGAGCCGTACCTGTGAACCCGTGGAAAGAACCTCACCCGTACTGGACTGCCATAAAGAACACTCCGTATGGGTTTCAGAATCGAGCACTGTTAGCCTGGAAGGGCTTCGCCAAGCGTGTCCATCTGCCAGATCCAATGGAACGTAAATTTGTGAGGAAGTTTAGGATTTGATATGGCTGAAATTTCACAAAAGGTAGGCTTCAGCGCCACCAATGCGATCCGTAACTTAGCTGCTTTTGGTAAGAAAGTTGACGAAGTAGCGGGCAGCCTGAAGCGCTTCGCCACAGCAGCCAAATTGCTCGGTGCTGCTGGTGGTGGCGTGAACACAAATCTTAAACGTGCAGGCGCGACTGCACGGCAAGTTAGTGCGGCGTTCAAAGAAGTAGGCACATCTGCCAAGGCAGCAGGTGCCGCAGGTGCCCATGCCGGCCATAATATGTCCCTTAGCTGGGGGACATTCGCCCGTATCATCGCCACGCAGCTAATAATCAGGGGTCTAAACAGAATTCTCGGTGCGTTCACAGAAGGTATAACTGCCGCCAGGGAATTTGGTCTTGCTATTGCCGAAGTGTCTACTATTTCACAAGGTCTCCTAGGCGACCAGGAAGCCATCAGTACTGAAGTACTAAAACTATCTGACGCGATGGGGCAGGCCGCTGACATAGTCGCTGAAGGACTTTATCAAGTTCTGTCTAACCAGGTAGTAGAAGCGACCGGCGCCCTTGGTTTCTTGAACACCGCCATGAAATTGGCCGTAGTAACAGGTAGCGAGACTAAGGATGCTGTGAATGCGCTGTCATCTGTGATGAACAGTTATAATCTTTCTGCCGGAGAGGCCGAAAGAATCTCTGACACTTTGTTCAAAACAGTTGAGCTAGGTCGGTTACGACTAGAAGACTTCGCAGATGTGATGGGCCGTGTGACTCCACTTGCAGCTCAAATGGGTGTCTCGTGGGAAGAAGTCGCCGGAGCCATGGTCGTGATGACTCGCCAGGGTGTAAAAGCCGACACGGCTCTAACCCAGTTGCGAGCTATTCTTCAGAAAATGATTAAGCCGACCAACTCATTACTCGCGGCGTTCAAGAAGTGGGGCGTCGATGATGGGCCAACAGCTATCAAAACTTTCGGTAGTCTGCGAGCTGTACTAGCTAAATTGTCTGATGAAGTGGCTGGCAATGATGCCGAGATGGCGAAGTTCTTTAGTCGCGTCAGAGCTATCTCAGCTGAGATGGCTACAATGACTGATGAAGGGGCGGCAATGGAAGCCGCTGTAACAGGTATAAAAGAGGCCCTAGGGGCCACAGCAGATGCGTGGGAAGAATTCACTAGCGCGCCAGCGTTCAAGCAAACAAAAGCAATAAACGAACTCAAGGATGCCTTCTTGGAAATGGGGCAATCCCTGGGACCAATGGTGACCGCGCTGGCCAATGGCGTAGTGGCCATTGTTAATGCGTTAAAACGAGGCGCTGAGATACGTAGACTTGGACCTGAGTTCGCAAAAGAAACCAACCGAATCAAGCAGATAGCCGACGACGCTGCCGAGAGAATAAAGGAACTGAACAAGGGAATAACTTCGTCTTACAAGGATGACTTGGCAGAGATGACTGTCGAGACCCGTAAGAAGCTGGCCGAGATCAATGTAATCTGGAATGAAAAGTTAGCTGAGATTGCTTCTAAGTCAAAGGCGCTTGGGGCTACGATGTTAGAGGTTGGTAAACAGCTTGTGACGGGTTTCAAAGCTAGCTTCAAAGGCTTGTCTGACTTCATCAAGAACTCAAAGAAATCCGTAGCAGATGCGCTCAAAACTGCAAAGAGTCTTGGCCAGGAAATAATTGATCTGAAATTTGCTCAGAAGCTAAGGAAGTTGCCGGACTCATTCAAGTTTCGTGCGACAATCAAGAAAGCGGCTAAAGAACTCAGAGATGCCGCGAAGTTAATGAACTCTGCCGTCACTCAGACTCAGTTAAAAGCGGCAGAGTCAGCTTTCAAGCAAGCTCGCAGCACTGTAGGTGATGCCAAGGGTCTCGCTGAAAAGGGCGGAAGACGTTTTGATCTTGAACAAGTAGATAAGTTAGAGCTGAAAATTGCACAGACTCAGAAGAAAGGAATCGAAGGGTTCGCCAAGCGTGTCGGAGATACAGCTAATAAAGTTAAGGGTATCAATGATAGTCTTAATAAAGACACCGCCACTCTTAACAATCTTGTCAAGCAGCTTGCCACAGTTATGCGAAACTTGGAAGGCTCTGTCGAGCCGGCCACTAATAAAGCGCTGATAAAGCAGGAGGCAAGTCTCAGGAAGAGAATAGCTGAACTTACTGACAAGGGTAAGGAGGCCGCTATCCTTGACACGCTGGGTATCCCTAATGAGCTAGTTGAGTTCAGTGGACAAGTGCAGGATGCTTTAGATGCCGTCCATTTTGACTGGAAGACTGAAGTA